ACAACCCGTGCAACAAGCACCTGTTAGCCAACCACAGCAACCACAAGGGCAAGCACCTGCCGTGCCTGATTGGATCTTGAACCAACAGCGGGCGCAAGCTGCCGCACAAGGTCAACCAACGGGAAACGCATAATTAAAGGGAATATATGTCTAACTCCGGGATGCAATAGAGATACTGATAGTAAAATGTATAAATATTGCATTCATTGTGACGAAGATCAAATTCCTTTTTAACTAACAATTTGTATCATGGTGATACAAACCCTAGCAAGTTTTAATAATTGGCGTTTGAGATTCTTGCTAGGGTATTTAATAGGGGTGTAGCTCAATGGTTAGAGCATCCGACTCATAATCGGCAGGTTATCGGTTCAAGTCCGTTCGCCCCTACTTTTACTAACTAATTATATGGCTAAAGGTAAAAAGAATTGTGCTAAGTGCAACTGTAAATTAACTAATCAAAATAGAAATAGTTTTCTTAAAATTGATAATTGCGGTTGGATTTCAATTAACATAGATTGCTGTAATAGCTGTAAAAGTAAATTAGAAAAAGGTATAATTAAATAATTTCCGCAATGCTAGCTTGGAGAAATGGTAAACTCTATTGACTTAAAATCAATCGCCGAAAGGTTTGCGGGTTCGAGTCCCGCAGCTAGCACCATCTTTTATCAGTTAGTAAACTGGTTGCGGTTAAGATTGAATCGACCAAAGAAACTAGAAGCATTACAGGTTGCATGATGTTTAGACGTTATCTAACTTGCAACCTGTTCCAATTTATAAAAATAACATCATGTTTGATATAGGGCAAAAAGTAATTTGTGTTAACGATAAATTCTCATTCGATATTTTACAAAGCATGACAAGCTTTCCAAAGAACGGAAGAGTTTACACAGTTAGGGACTTAGTTCCAGCATTTGATTACGACATGAAAGAAACTTGTGCTATATTGTTACAAGAGTTAATAAACCCACCTAATCCTAAAGGTATCGAAAACGGATTTTCTTCTGACAGATTCAGAACACTTGAAGATATAAAAGAAGTTAAAAAGGAAACAAACAAAGCATATAACTAATGAAAACAAAACATCAAGAAATGGTATCAGTATTAACAAAAAATCCTAATCTAATTTTACTCAGCTTGGATCATGCAAAATGTAACTTGCTACATGCAAGCAATGGATTAGCAGATGAATACTTTGAGTTTCGTCTAGCACAAGATAAGAATGATAAAGAGAATCAGCTAGAAGAACTAGGAGATTTATTGTTTTATACAGAAGCTTTGATTATAGGACATGAAAAACACCTAAGTAAGCATAAAATGGTTGCGTTAGGTTGTAACGAAATGATGCAGCTTTGTTTCCAAGTTGTTAAGCGGCATGTATTTTATGAGCAAGAGCTAGACACTAAAAACCTTGTTTATGTCTATCATAATCTTAAAGGCTGGATTGGTCATTTTGCTACTACTATCGGTAAGACGATTAAAGATGTGGAAGCTCATAATATTAGCAAGCTAGCAAAGCGATACGAAGGATTTAAATACTCCGATCAAGCTGCAAAAAATAGAGTTGACAAAGCGAATGAAGAAATTGTTAATGATCCTATTGAAGCAGAAAATAAATATGCTTTTGAAGCAAACAACCTTTAATAGATAATTTAGAATAATGGACATACCAATACAAGGTCCAACTGGTCAAACTTTTGCTATACCTATCAATACAAAATGGCAATTATCTAGTTGGACTTTGCATTGGTATTATAACAAAGATTTGTCTTTACCTTTAGAGGGAATAATTCCTTTTTTAATAGAAGTTGCAGATGAAGAAACATGCAAACTTTTATCAAAGAATAAAGATAAAGCAAAACAAGTAACATTGGAATTTTTTCAATGGTTAGGAAAAGACACAACCAATTTTCTTCATTGGTATCATTTAATTTAAACTTATGCAATCACCAAAACTAATAGCAGTTACTCGCCCTGTCGAACAAATGACAGCGGAAGAATTCATAGCCTATCAAGCTAGAGTTTCATCACCACAAAATCAGGACAAACATGATACAGCTTTTAAGCTGTTAAAGTATTGTCTAGTTAACGGTCATTGGAGTGTATTTTCTATGGTTGATATGACGTTAGAGATTTATACTAGTCGTGCAATCATGGCTCAGATTCTTCGACATTATAGCTTTGATTTTCAGGAATTTTCGCAGCGATATTCACCCGTAGGAAATGGGGTAGAGCCGATGGACTGGAACCACCTAGAAGCACGCGCAAAAGCCTCTAGCAATCGTCAGGGAAGCGGGGAAAGGTTAGCAGACGAGACGTTTCATCTTATCCAAGCTTGTAAGGCTAACGAAGCAATTTACTATGATTTATTAGCTCATAACGTAGCTCCAGAATGCGCTAGAATGGCTTTACCTATGGCGGTAGAAACTAGAGCTTATATGAAAGGATCTATTAGAAGTTGGATCACTTATTTCTGGCAACGATTGGATTCACATGCACAAAAAGAACATCGTTTGTTAGCTGAAGAAATGTTTGAAATCTTTAAGACACAGTTTCCTAACATTAGTAAAATTGTTGAAGACGGTAAATCTATGTATTTGACTAATGAAGAGATTGCATTAATCAATATAAATAGAAAAGCTACAATATGAATCAAGAACTATTAGAAAAACTTCTTGAATACATAGATGCTAAATTAGATGCTTATGATGCCGGTAAATATGAAGATGGTGGATTAAGCGAATCTATAAAAGTTATGGATTTGAAACAAGAACTTCTAGCAATGGTAAACAATGAACACTAACGAAGCAGGTGGAGCACACTACGGCAAAGGTTTACAACCTTGGGATTTGCAAAAATCTATGATTAGCAGCGGAAATGCTTTTGTAGATGCTAGACGAGCAGATGCAATTAAATATAGTTTCAGGATCAAAGGTGATGAAACTAAACAGCTAGATGATCTAAAAAAAGCAAGACATTGCTTAGATGAAGCAATTAAATACATTGAAGATATAACAGCTAAAGCTACTTATTGTGAAGCTGAAAAAACTATATGCCCTATCAACCATACATTAGATAATTTGAATTTAGAGGCTAACGGCAAATGTTCTATTTGTGGAGAACTTTGGCCTAGCGATAAATATTATAATAGAATTAAAAAGCATTTAGGTGATAATCTAGTTATGTTTCATCCAACGCATAATGTAAGTAGTGATACAAATAAGTGTTTAAATTGCGGTAAAACAGGAAACGCTTTAACTTTATCTTGCACTAATCCAGATACGGAATGAAACCTATAATTGCCACAAAGCTATCTGCAAAAATAGAATCTTTGCCAATGGAGCAAGGTCCAAGAATGCACCTTGGAGCAAGTGAAATAGGCGAGGAATGTGTTAGACGTGCATGGTATGGTTTCCGTTGGGCAAGTAATATCAAGCACAAAAACAAATTGCTTAGATTGTTTAATCGCGGACATGATGAAGAAAACAGATTTGAAGATATACTAAAAAAAGCAGGTTGCGAAATATATACAAAGGATCTAGTAACAGGTGAGCAATTTACTATATCTGATTTTGATGGACATTTCGGAGGATCTTTGGATGGAATTATTTATGCTATACCTTATTTACCTAACGAATGGTGCTTAGTAGAATTTAAAACAAGTGCGGACAAAGCTTTTAAAGAGCTTCACGGATGGAATTCAAAAAGCAAAAAATACGATACTAGCTTAGGAAAAGGCGTTAGGTCAGCCAAGCCTGTTCATTATGCACAAATGCAGATATACATGCACTATAAGGTTTTAAAATATGCCTTGTATTGTGTGGTAAATAAAAACGACGACACTTTGCATTTTGAGATAGTTAGTTACGATACTGCTTGTATTCCAGCATTGCAACAGAAAGCAAAAAATGCTATTTATAGTGACGAACCTCCACCAAAGATCGACAAAAATCCTTCATCGTTCAAATGCTTATTTTGTCCACACAAGGGAATCTGTCAGTTGAATGAAACACCTGCTAGAAATTGCCGCACTTGCATGAATGTAATTATGTTACCTGAAGGACAATGGAAATGCGGACTAACGAACAAACTAAAAGACAAGAAAGGATTATTAAATGGATGCGATAACTATCAACTCAGCGGAAAATTTAGTTAAGATACAATCAACTTTGCACAAACATGAGATAAGTTTATCTGTGTTAATCATGGTTGCACTAGTAGAAGAAACAGAAATGAACCTAACCGATGTAGCACAAATTATAAACGTTAGTGCATCTAGTATGACCACAGTTAAAGATGCAGCAGAAAAACTAGGATTTATCCAAGAGTATAGTATCGAAGATAGACGAAAAAAGTTATACGGTATAACTGATAAAGGGAAAGAATTGTTAGCATCTTGTAGGCAATGAAACCTCGTTACTATCAAGCTGAAGCTGTGCAAAGCTTTTTTGATTTCTTTGCTAGTGGTAAGATAGGCAATCCTCTTATAGCAATGCCGACAGGCACGGGTAAAAGTCTTGTGCTTGCAATGCTTATCAAAGCTATATTTGAAAGGTATGGTTTCAGTCAAAGAATTCTAATGACAACTCATGTCAAGGAATTGATAGAACAAAACTACAAGACTTTGTTGAGAATATGGCCCAATGCTCCAGCAGGAATTTATAGCAGCGGACTAGATAGAAAAGACGTAGGTTTTCCCATTACCTATGCAGGTATTGGGTCTATACATAAGAAAGCTCATATCTTTCAGAATATAGATATTTTAATAATAGACGAGGCACATTTATTGTCGCCTAAAACTTCAACCATGTATAGAAAATTCATTGATGATTTGAAGCGATATAATCCTTTTCTTGTTATAGTAGGTTTGACAGCTACACCTTACAGGCTAGGCCAAGGTATGCTAACAAACGATGGATTGTTTACAGATTTCTGTTATGATATTACAGGCATGTCAGCCTTTAACAGGTTGCTAGAAGAGGGTTTTCTTGCACCTTTGATACCGCTTAGGACAAAGAGGGAATTGGATGTAGAGGGATTGCATATAAACGGAGATTTTATAGTTAGTGAAATGCAAGAGCGTTTCAATGTCGATTCTATAACAGTTGATGCACTTGAAGAAATGATAGTGCAAGGATTTGACAGAAAACACTGGTTAATTTTTGCTACTGGAACAGAACATTGTGATAGAATTTCGGCATTACTAAACCTTAAATATAACATTCCTTGCGTATCTATCCATTCAAAACTTGGTAATGCTGAGAGAAACGAGAATTTCAAATTGTGGAAATCAGGACAGGTAAGAGCGGCAGTAAATAACAACTGTCTAACAACCGGAGTGGATTTTCCCGGCATTGATATGATAGGAGTTCTTAGACCTACAGTTAGCCCTAGTTTATGGGTCCAAATGTTAGGACGTGGAACTAGACCTTGCGAGGGAAAAGTCAACTGTCTTGTAATGGATTTTGCAGCTAATACTAAACGGTTAGGTCCAATCAATGATCCTATAATTCCTAAACCTATAAAAAAGAAAGGTGACGTTAAGAGAGAAGCACCTGTTAAAATTTGCGATAATTGCGGCATGTATAATCATGCTAGTGTTAGGATTTGTTCAAACTGCGGATATGAGTTTCCGAAAATTGTCAAGATTCGATCTGAAGCAAGTCAAGATGAATTGATTAGAAAAGAGGAAATTGTTATAGAAATTTTCAAAGTCAACGGCATTACTTACAATATACATAAAAAGCGCGATAAACCTGATAGTATATGTATAACCTATCAATGCGGACTAAGGTTTTTCAAGCATTGGATTTGCTTGGAACACCCTGAACCAGCAGGACACAAAGCACGGGAGTGGTGGCGAAAAGCATCACGCACATTTCAGCTAGATCAAACCCCTATCCCTACGACAACAGCAGAAGCTTTGACCCGGACGGATGAACTATACTTTGCAAGTCATATTAGAGTTAGGCTTGATACAGAGTTTAAGAAAGTCATGGATTTTGATTATACAGGAACAACTTTCGGAAGTGAACAAATAGACGAACCGTTTTGATATTATGAAACATTTTCTAATAGAATTTCCACAATCAGACGAAACATTGTCTCTCTACTATGCCTTGCAAGATGCCGAAATGCCTTGCACGGTTGCGAGGCATGAGGTTGACAAGGGTATGATTAAAGTCACACCTACTCAATTCCCATTGGATAAACTAGCTTTATCTCAGCATATAGCGACGATCAAAGGCTTTATAATGGGATGGGTTGCTTGTTATAACAGAGAAGCTTTACCGGATGATCGTGATTTGACAGTCAATCGCGTGCCAAAGAAAAACCCTAGCTAGTTTGACCTAGCTAGGGTTTGCTTGTTTATGGTGGGTTACTTTTTTTTGAATTTCTATCCATTACACGCTTTAAAAGTCTTTCCCTTGCCTCTTTCATAAGTTGACCTTGTGATGGCAAAGCAAGTTTCGCTTTGTGAAATTCTTCTTTTTCTTCACTTGTAAGGAAATCTAAATCTAAAGGAATAAGTTCATAAAGAGAATTTCCATGCGTTTGGATGTATTCAGCTTTACGCTCTGCAATTAAGTTTGAAAGACGTTCAATTTCATTCATAACGACAAAATAAAAGCATAGCTAAACCCAATCGGCAAGAAAAACTTTCAGAATATTTTCTTAACTAAACCTTACAAGATTTTACAGCTTTTCCTCATTTTAAGCTTGACTACCCCTATTTACCCTTATTTGTCCCTAGGATAGCTCTAGAAAGGCTCACACCACCTCTTGGCTATACGGTATCAAAATTTTCGTTACGATCAATCCTGAGCGATTTCCCTTATTCTATAAGGGTTCCACGGGCTAGCGTGGAACAAATAAGAGGATATGCGCGGTAATTGTTGAAAATATTTGTTTACAGCTAAAAGTTGCTTCATAACTCGCTGATTTTCAATGGTGAAAATTTATTTTCGTTAAAAGTGCGATTTTTCTTGAAGGTCTAAAAGAAATAAGCCAATTTACTTTCATGACTGCAACACGCACCAACAAAAAAGGAATCAAGTTCGTTATCACTTCTAAGGTTACTAAGGTTCCCGGTGGATTTGTCCCTTCCGTGATTATCGGTAAAACGGAATTCAAAATGGAATGCGGATTTAAGACCGCTGAAATCGCTCAAACATGGGCCGATCAAGAAATTCCCTTTTTTATCAAAACTGGTTCAATTTCGACAATGTTTGTCGAGCAAGATTGATTTTTAAAACAATTTAATTCTTTTCTTGCCAATCCAACTTTTAGACCCTATTACTTTTCCAACTTAAAACCAATCACAATGAAAACTAAAACATTCGACATTTACGAAACTCTCACAAGTGAGCTTGTAACCCTACTGGAAAAAGGAGTTTGCCCTTGGCGCAAACCTTGGCAGGCTATCGGAGGTATTCCCCGCAATTATCGCGGGTCTGCTTATCGCGGTGCAAATGCCGTAATGCTTGCTCTTACTTGCATGGTCAATGAATGGGATCATTCGATTTTCCTTACTTTTAAGCAAGTTACTGAATGCGGCGGGACAGTAGTTAAAGGTAGCAAGTCAACTATGGTTACGTTTGCAACTAAGATCGTCCCTGCCAAGTATAAGGGACGAGAAAGCGAATGCCCGGCTAGTGAGAAAAAGTTTATGCTGAGATATTACAGAGTCTTTAATATCGCACAAACTGAAGGGGTGAAACTACCTAAATGGGAAGTCGAAATTGATAACGAAAACGATGTTATTGACACTTGCGAACAAATTGTTAATAACATGCCTCAATGTCCACAAATTATCCACAAGGGCGGAAAAGCTTATTATTTGCCGATGAAAGACATTGTAGGGATGCCATCCCTCAAGACATTTGAATCTAGCGAATCTTATTATTGCACGCTATTTCATGAGCTATCTCACAGCACGGGACATGCCTCTAGGCTTGCCCGTAAGGATTTTGATAATGGTGCTAACTTTGGATCTGATCCCTACGCATTTGAAGAGTTAGTAGCTGAACTTTCCGCTTGTTTCATCTGCGGACAAGCTGGCATTGTGGAAAATGTGAAAGAGAACTCCGCCGCTTATCTCCAAACATGGCTTAAAACCTTCAAATCTGATACGAAATTTTTCTTTCGAGCTGCGGCATTAGCTCAGAAATCCGCTGACTTTATCCTTGCTAAAACCTTTGATAAATCAGAAGATTAACCCATAACTAAGGGGAGTTCAATCCTCCCCTTTCAACCCTAACCTATACCCACAATATGAAAATTTACGCTATACAAACATTACCTTTACATTGGATCGTTAAACACAATAACAAATTCTGGATTGTGCCAGCTATTAATAATGGATGGAGTAAGAAAGCACCTTACAAGGGGCATACCTTGAAACAATCCGACGAATGCGGAGACTATCTTGCAATCGGTTTAGGTATCCCCGAAGAATCAGAAGCAACAGTAACCCCTAACGGATTAGTATTTAACCTGTAATAATATGAAAACAAGAAAACAAATAGCAGAAGAAGCAATAATTAAATCATTCTCAGAATCAATAGAACCTTGGAAAATCATAAAAAGAGATGTAGTCATACAACGTGCTTGTGGATGCTTTAAAAGATTAGGCAAACGTGCCGATAAAGGATCTTTGAAAAGTGTCTCAATGCGCAAACTATACACTTGTATATCGGAAAGCTATTGCGAAGAATGCGAAAACAAATTTTTGCTTAGTATTTGTAAATGAAAATCACCCTAGCAATCATGACAGGCATACTAGCAACAATCGCATTATTAAACATCGTATTACATCACCAATTATGAACTCTAAACTTACAGATAGAATTAAACTTATAAATGTATTACATAAGTTTGACGAAATTGCGGCAGACCTTAGAGATTGTGGATATGTCGAAGGAGATTCGACATACGACGATCTTTTAAAATTAAGAATGCAAGCAATGAAAGATTTTGAATTAAATACACCTATATCATACTTATGAAATCAGATCTACAATCAGTAAAGGACAAGCTTGTAAAGCTTATTAACCTATCGGAAAACAATGCAGCTAGCCAAGGAGAAATTGATAATGCTTTATCTATGGCAGCGCAAATTATGGCAAGACACAATCTCACTAGAGAGGATATTGATTTTACTTCTAGCGAGCCTGCCAAGAATGTTAAAATGTCACGATCTCATGTTTCTTGTCTCAATGCAAATTCTAGCACATGGGAAGGAATGCTTGCTAGGTTTTGTGTGGAATTTGTGGGAAACATAAATTACTATCAGACGCATGGAACCTATGGTTTAAACAAAGAAAAGAGAATCTCAGTTTATTTCTTTTACGGCTCAGAAGATGAAGTAGAAATTGCTTGTGAATTGTTTAAAGAACTTCAAGAGGCAATCTCTTATATGGCTATCGTTCGCTTTAATAACTTTTACAGCAAAAAAGGAGGAGCCTATAGCGAAGGATTTGTTTCAGGGTTAGAACAATCTTACCATACAGAGAAACTAAAACTTAGAGGGGATAGCATGACAAATACACTTATAATTAAGTCAGACAATACCTCTATTATGATTAAAGCTAGTGCGACGAATTGGCTAGCTAGTGTCCACAAAATCAAGCTTCACACGGGACAAGGCACAAGAGGTGCAAGCGGCGGGACAGATGCCAGACAACTAGGTAAGCGTGACGGGTCTAACTACTCCATAGGAAAAAGATCGAATACACGAAAAATTAATTGACTAGCTAATCTCTCACAAATACTTTCTTTCTGTCGCCTGTCATACGAGAGGCGCGGATTGAAACGACAGTTAAGGATTGCACCTGAAAGCAACCGACTCGACTAACAACAACCAAAAAATAATATTATGAAATCAGTAAATGTAACTATCGCTGGAATTGCAGCAATCTCTTATCTTGTCCCTAGCTCTTTTGACGAGCTAAAGGCATTGATTAGCACGGATGCGGAAAAAGCTGAATCGGTAGCTTTGAACGCTGCCAATCAATATTTCCTGCAAACAAACTTGCTTAATGTTCGTAGCAAGATTGCGGAAGCACTTGAAAAAACTTATGGGATTAAACCAAAGCTTGTAATTGGTAAAGTCGAAGTCAATGCAACTACAGATGCAGACGGTAAAGTATCTGGATATGTTTCGTTAGATGGCAAGAAAAAGTTCAAAGCAACGGATAAGGCTAAGTCTCAAAGCGACGTTGATTTTATTGAACGTGTAGTTAAGGAAAAGGAAATTTCCGAAAGTGAGATTCGGGAAATCGTTCAAGCTATTGCTAATGCTAATCCGTTTACCGCAGAACAAAAGCGCGTTCGTGGAAGTGTCACAAGCAAGCCAGTTGGTAAAAAGTGGCTTACCCTTGCTGAGAAAATCATTGCAAACGGCAATGGCGAAAAAGCTGCGGACAAGATAGCTAAGGCAATCGGTCGTCGTCCAGACGTTACCGGATCAGATGGAGCCAAGCGCCTTGCTCTTGCGCTCTCCGAAGAAGCTAGGCTTGCTCTTGCTGCGATTGAGGCATCTTCCAGCGAATACGCTGGAACTGAGGAAACCCCCCTTGTCGTAGATGGCACGAAAGCCTAAAAATCCCCTGTAGGAATCAAACCCCGTCTAGCCTTTCGACTAGACGGGGTTTTTAGCGCCTAGGAATAGCCTAGAAGCTTCTCAAAATGTTTTTGGTTAAGATGTACCATAAAATCTTTTAAAGCCTCTCTACGGGCATCCTAGAGCCAAGCAGACCCCACAAAATAATTGAAAATAAATTTGACAGGATCAAACGCTTCTGCTTATCGGAATAAAATAGTGACACAAAAGACTAGACACTCACGGGGTGAAACTCTACTCTAACCGCGTCATGGATCACTTGCAATTTCTCAACAAATTGATGGAGCATAAACTAGCCTTAAATCCTGCTAGGGTTTTGCTATACATAGAAGCTAACGATGAATGCCAACAAAAAGATATGCTAGAACCTTTAGGCATAAGTAGGGCTGTTTTGTCACAATGCTGTCAACTGTTAATAAATAAGGGTTTAATATTTCAAGCTGGATCGTATATTGCAAAGAAACATTGTCTGGAAACTAAAGGTAAAATACTACTAAAATCAATTAAATCATGAGCACAATACTAGACGCACTAAAATTTGTTAAGAACGGATATGCTAGAACAGATCTAGTTCCTAAGCTTTGTCATTATACAATAAAAAATAAACGTGTTACGGCATTTAACGGAACGATTGCTATATCTAGTCCTATTGAATTAGATTTAGATATAGCTCCATCTGCCATACATTTTCATAAGTGCATTGAAGCTTGCGAAGATGTCATTTCAATAACAGTCGAAAAAGACAAGATACGAGTCAAATCAGGTGGCTTTAAAAGCCTTGTAAAGTGCATTCCTACAAATGAGGTTTCCACAATTATTCCAACAGGTAAACGCTACGAAGTTCCTAGTGATTTTGTGGATAATGTAAAAAAGCTTTTGCCTATAATCGAAAATGAATGTTATGACGTAAAAATTTATTCAATAGGATTGTCGTTTGTAGGTCAATCTGCAATTGCCACAAATAACATTGTATTAGTTGAGTATTGGATAGGAACAGATTTACCTTCAATTACTATACCTAAAAAATGTATTGAACAAATTTGCAAATACGGTGAACCGATCAAATATGTTTTAGTTAGTAACGACATGATTTTTTTCTTTTATGAAGATGAAAGGTGGATTGCGTCTAAATTGATCGTAACAGACTTGCCTAACTTTGCCGCTGTTTTGAATAGGGAAGTTATCCCTCGTCCCTTTCCAGATGGTTTTTTTCACGCTCTGGAGAAGCTAGGACGCTTTACAGACGAGGCGGGTAAGCTCACGCTCATGAGCGGAATAGGGCAAACTGGCGACGGTTCAGAAGCGGACCCGGAAGCAAGCATTGAAATCCCCGGTTTAGAACTAGCAGAAAATGTATTGTTCAACGTCAATCAGCTTTTGAAGCTCAAAAACATCGCAAGCTCTATCTGTTTTGAATATGGCAAAGCTTGTTTGTTTTATGGTGATAAACTAAGAGGTGCAATTGTAGGATATAGGAAATGAAACGATTCCAGCAAGGTTTGTTTGACGAATATCAAGTTAAGTCTAACCATAAAAAAGTTATACCTAAACAGACTTGGCTTGAAAAATCATATTTACCTAACTATGAAAAAGCGCATTCGTTTAATCCGCCTAAATTCCAAGATGGTGAATTGTGGCAATCAACTCATGAAACTCTTGTGTTTGATATTGAGTGTTACCCTAATTATTTTCTTATATGTTTTAAATCTGTTGATTCGGGCAAGTCTGTATTTTTTGAAAAGACAAAGACTAAAGAATTAGACTGTGAATCTGTCAGATGGATAATGCAGAATTATTTAATTGTTGGTTTTAATAGTTACTCATTTGACGTTCCCATTGCTTCATTAGCAGTATCAGGTGCAAGTCTTGAAAAGATAAACGATGCTGTCCGAAAAATAATTGTATATCAGGAAAGAGCTTATAATGTCTTGAAAGAATATAAGTGCAAAATGCTAAAACCTAACCATATTGATTTAATTGAGATTTGTCCTTTGTCGGGTAGCTTGAAGATTTACGGTGCTCGTTTACACACTAAACAACTAGCAGATTTGCCTTTTCCAGTTGATTCCAATTTAACAGAAAAACAAATTGAGATTGTTCGATGGTATTGTTTTAATGACTTGCAATGCACGGAAGATATATTTAACTTTTTAAAGCAGGATATAGAATTGCGCGAAACATTAGGCGAGCAATATGGTATTGATCTTAGATCAAAATCAGATGCTCAAATTGCTGAAACTGTTATTGGCAAGGAACTATACAAGCTTAGTGGTAAGAAACCTCAGAAAGAAGAATATCCGAGTTTTTACGCTTGTAGCTATGATGCACCCTACTATCTGAATTTCAAGACACCTATCTTGCAAAATGTTAAATCTGTTATTACACAATCACAATTTAATTTAAGCGGTATAGGATCTGTTGTTCTACCTGAAGAAATTGGAAAACTGAAATTTACTATAGGAGAAACAACCTATCAAATTGGTATAGGTGGATTACATAGCACGGAATCAAACCAAGCTTGGTTTGTAGATACAAATCATAGCTTGATTGATAGGGACGTTGCAAGCTACTACCCTTTCATTATACTTAATAATGAGCTTTACCCTGAACACCTTGGAAAACCTTTCTTGGATGTATATCGAAAAATTGTTAATAGAAGATTGAAAGCCAAGAAAGAAAAAGACAAGCGAACGGCTGACAGTCTTAAAATAACAATCAATGGAACTTTCGGGAAATTAGGAAACTACTATTCTATTTTGTATTCACCTAAGCTAATGATTCAAGTTACTATAACAGGACAATTAAGCTTGTTATATCTTATTGAAAAAATTGAATTAATAGGCATTCGGGTTGTATCGGCAAACACTGATGGAGTTGTTATTAAATGTCCTAACAATAGAAAAGACGAACTCAATCAAGTGATTCGTGAATGGGAATCAGAAACCAATTTTGAGACTGAAGAAACGAGTTATTTTTGCTTGGCTAGTCGATCAGTGAATGATTACATGGCTTTGAAAACTAACTTGGAATGCAAAGGGAAAGGAAAGTTAGGTAGAGGTATCACAAAGCTGTTTAAAAACCCTGATAAATTTATTTGTATAACAGCAATCGAAAATCTTTTAGCTAAAGGTAAACTCGTAAACGAGACTATTTCTGAATGTAAAGACATACGAGAATTTCTTACTGTTAGGGTAGTTAAAGGAGGAGGATGTAAAGATGAAGAATATCTTGGAAAAGTAGTTAGATTTTACTATTCCACAGAAACAAATTCACCTATAGTATATGCTAAATCAGGTAACAAAGTTCCTGATAGTGAAGGTGCAAAACCTCTAATGGAATTGACAGAAGAATTTCCTAAAGACGTTGACCTAGAACATTACGTTAGACTTACTTGCAAGATGCTAACTGAAATGGGTCTTAGGGTGTAAATGTCTGTTCCGCAGTTAGTATAATTTCATCACCCCATCTATCTTTTACTCCTATAATCCAATAGTAAGTAGTCCCCACAGTTAATATGGATTCTGCCGAATTGGCATTTGTGGAAATCAAAAGGTTGCTAGGTCCGGGTGTAAATCCTGTAGTGGTATCAAGATATACTTTGTATGATTCGATATCTGTTTCAGGTGAAGTATCCCATGAAAACAAGATTCGTTTTGTAGTAGTAAAATCCTGAAGCTCGGTAACATTTAATCCTGTTATAATAACAGGTTCATCGTTAGTCGCTTCTAAAATTTCAGAAGCTTCAGAATCACCTACTGTATTGAAAGCTTCTACTTTTACTGACAGATTTCTTTTTAGTATAATTGACTCTGCTAGTGCGGCGGATTTAGCCGTGCCTGAACTATAAGTTAGAAATGGCGTAGTAGTTTCAATAACAGAAATCTCTACAGGATCAACCAAAGCATCATCTAGGATTGAAATCTTCCAACGATAACCAGTTGCTAGAGATTCTTCATTCGTTTGCAAGTATAGGTTAGCTCCGGTAAAAGGTTCCTGCAATTCAGGCTTATCAGGCGGGAAAGGCACTGTTTCCGCTGTTCCAACTGTTCCTGTCCATACAACCCAAGGACCAGTTGATAGACCGTTTGCAGCTACTCTAACCCATATAGTGCCTGGGTCTATGTCAATAATAACATTTGTTAATGGTGTTTGATTGATTCTATCGTAGTCAATTCCATCGTAGCTCAATTCAATTAAATAATCAATAGCTCCGACAGCTAATTGCCAGCTAACTTGTGCTTGTAGTATAGTATATGCTAATCCTGTTACTTGCAAGTTAGTAATAGTAGGATGTGAAGGTGTTTCTGGAATAACAAAATCGTTAGGTAACGACGGAGCAGTATCACCAACATATTCAAAAACACGCGAATCGTAAGGAGATAAAACCACATTGACTTCTCCGTAATTAGATCCCGGACTAATTCCTATTATATTGAACATGGAAACCTCTTTACCTGTTACTCCAAAAAAGTAGCTAGGAGGTTCCTCGTTTTCTGTTACTGTGAAATAATCAAGATCAAGATTACCTTCAATTACCACAGTATTACCAGCGCCTTGTGTGCAAATATAAGGACCGCGCATAACACCTTGTGTGTCACTAATACCTATTCTATGCGTTTCACCATCCTCAAAAACAGGCGCAAAAGGTAATGTTATAATAGTGTCTGGACCATCCCAAAAAATAGAATTTATTTTTCCAGTATGCTCTGGAACAGCGGCATAGTTATTAGGTAATAAATCATGCTGAACGGCAGCTAAGTCTCCGAATGTAACAGTTGAACCTTCTAATCCAGTAGTAAAAGATACATTTGTTTTTTTCAATAGTGTGCTAGATCTTTGGTACATTCCCCATTGATAAGCCTTATTTCTGCTAGTGCATCCTAACAATTTTACTTTTTCAAGGTTAATTCCTTTGTCGTTACCATATAAACAAATAACAGTTTCCTTTTTCCAACTGTCGGGGTTAATGTATTCAACTTCTAATCCATCTTTGTCATTGCTTCTAACAAAACCGTGTGTCACCTTAAATGAATCTGGTATGATATTACTAGGATTGAAACAAATTGTAGGAATTGATAAAGCTACATCACGAACAATTGAAATCAGTGTTCCGGGTAAGTTAGGACGGCAACGAGCAAGCATTAAGCAATCTGTTAAAGCTTGCCATACTGTAGTTCTACTATCAAAAGTTCCATCGAAATAAATTCCTTCGGCGTCTAAATCTGCGGCAATTTCTGATACAGCAGGTAAATCTATAAAACGAGCAGCTAGATTTCTGCCGTATTCAGCTATTAATATATCACAAAAAGCCCAAACAGGATTTCTGTTAGCTGCAATTGTCCAATTACTTCCATTGTGTTTATAGGAATAAGATTGAACTCTAACATTAAACTTTGAATTTGAATTGTCATTTAAGCTGTTACTAGCTTGCAACTTCAAAGCAATTAAAGTAACATTGCCAAAATTTTGTTGAGTATTTATAAAAGCCCTAGCCGATTCCCATGTCAAAGTGTCTTTGATTTTGAAATCATTGGATTTTGAAGTGGTTCGTTTTCCTCTTATTTCATAGCGTCCCGGTGAAACATTTACACCTATAGTAAACCTTTTTGGATTTATTGTTTTGAGAGTTTTTGCAAAATTCAACAATGTTGCCCAACCTCCTAACGGATTACCTGCATTGTCTATTTGTCTGTATTGAAAAGTAGCAGATACGTTTCTATTAGAAAGCTTTCCGTTGTTTCCGGTCTTATACAAACCTGCTCTGAAAGATAAATCAACTTCCAACCTATAAGCGGTTTTACCTGTATTTACTACAACAAAAGGACCGCTCCAATTATAACCCGGTTCATTAGTTCCTATCAATTCAATTCCTCCAACTTCTGAAGATGTTTGAACATTTGTCGGAAACAAAGTAACAGGTTGACCCGGACTATAAACAGCATATTGAGCATTCTCAAAATTACCAATAGGGGTATCGTCAATTCTAACATCTGACACATTATAATATCCTATTCCCACACAAAGCAAAGCAAAAAGCCATTGTTCATCATTAACAAATTGATTGTAAGGTCTTGCCGCATAACTTGGCCAATGTCTAACATTACCATAATGCTTTTCAATTGGTTCGCCGGGTTTAACCTGATTTTGTTGTCCTTTTAAAGTATAAACGGGATCTGCTTCAGGTAATCCGTTAGCCGTTGGAACGGCACTATCCATGAAAAAGAAAATAGCAACTGCAATTATTACAGCAACGATTAAACCTATAGTTAAAGAACCATGTATTTTAGGAATAAACAAAGCTATATCGTTTTCGTGAAGCTTTGTTTCTGATTCTACAATTTTGTTATTAACATAAATATGATAAGAAACAGCACTATCAGTATTATAATCATTGATATTGAATCCTATTTCTACTATAGTTTTTTTTAAATCTTTTCTTGGATGAAAAGGATCTGTTACTTCATAAACGATTGGCATGGCGATAGAATTTAATGGTTTTATATCTATTTGACAAATTACTTAAAAGCTCACTACAAGCAGGTCTGTTTTTGTTAACATGAAAAACAGCGTTTTGACCTAACATAATTCCGACATGATGTATTGTTTTACTAACACCCATTGCACACAAATCAAATTCTCTAGGTTCATTAACATTGATCCACTTTTCTAATCCAGTAAGAAAAGCTTGTTTATTACTTACTATGTCTAATGGATTTTCTACTTCATCAAATTCTGTTTTAGCATCTATATCTAATTTTTCCAAGTATATTTTTTTAACTAAATCCCAACAATTGAAATTTTCTTTCCAAGAAATTCCAATATATTCTACATACCAATCACTAGCAGGAATGTTCATAGTCCGGGGAATCTATCTTCTGTATAATATGAGTTAGGAAAAGCAGCATTTGATAAATCAATCCAATTCAATTCACCTGATACAGTGTTACCTGATATTTCTACATTTGTTAAAAAGACTTTTAAAGGTGGGTTGTTTTGTGGATATTCAGGATCATTCGACAAATAACATCTATATGTTACTTCTATCGGAAGATTATCTTTTATTGCATTCGCTAAGTATCTCGAAACCTGTAAGTCTGTATTATCTATAGTAAGATTTATGGTTCTAACTCCAGTTGTTCCTTCACCTGATATTTTAATGTCAAAAGCCCTTGGCAAGTAACTAACATCTAAATCATCTTCTGTTTTTGCATCAAAAGCATATCCATCGTTTACTAAAAAGATAGACGGTAAAAAAGTTAAATTAAAAAAAGCTTCTAACTTACTTACTAAAGATTCAACGTAGTCCGATTCGTCGCTTCCGCTAACAGACTCATTACTTCCAGCCAAGTCTAAATAATCCCCGTCTGTTATGTTAAAACCCGGAATAAATTCAATGCTGTTATTTGTTAATTGTGCAAGTGCCGTTGATTTATTTGCTTCTATTTCAGAACTAGCTGAATCAGTTAGTAACACTAAGACTTTTTTGCTTCCATTCCTCCAAGTTAGAAATTTTGTTTTTACTATAGCTCCATATCCTTCAGGATTTTGTTCACCCGGATCAACAGGAATTTCCACAGTTGCGGCAACTGTGCTTGCGGGTGTTATCCCAGCACTAGCAGGTGGTGGAAAAATAACATCTCCGTAGAAAGGCAATCCTCTATATGTCATGGTTAAAGTAGCAGGACCACTACCACCGGCACCCGGATACCAATCTGCCGCACAAACTACAGTTGCTATTGTGGCAATTTCTTCATTTTCGTAAGCTTGATTCAAATCTATAGTAACAATTTCATTTCCATCAGAAGTATCATCGCCTGTCCAAGACATGTAAGACGAACTGCTACCATGACCAAATCCAACAGTTTCACTTAAAAATGTAGTTCCTGTATCTAAATCAGGTGCATTACTCCAATCATATTTTATAACAAGTTCTCCGAAAGGAGTTAGTTCAGGTTCAACTAGAGTTAATAAACTAGCAACAGTATTTTGAAAAACAGATAAACTACTTTGTATAGGCAAAAGAACAGAAGAGTTTTTGCCAAAAATAATAAGACCATAATTAACAGAAATGAAATCATCACTAACCGATTCAGCTACATTTGACAAAACGCTTTCGATCATCGCAATTTGCGAGTTCATCGAATGACTAACATCAACAGCAAAAACAAGATCTAACTTAAACTGATTCAAATGTCCTTGTGATATTTGAATAGTCTCTATTTCCCTAATGTTTTTAGGGTTAGTAATTTTGCTTCTATGCAGCTCAGTTGATAATGAAGGATCAGGCATTAGAAAAACCTTTCGCTAACTACTAGATTTCCTTTACGTCTTTCCGTTTCTTCAATTAAGACATAAGGAAAAGATCTTACAGGTTCATCTCTGTCATTGCTTGAAATTTTGTTTTTATATTGATTTAACAAATTGTAGAAAAAAGGTTGAAAAATCAAAAATACTTCTCTAGGTTGAGTCTGACAACCTAACGAATCAGTTGCACCTATACTATCTTCATCACCATGAGCATCGTGTATATCTATGGCAAAATGCCCTGTATCTTTATAAGGTTTACCTCCTATTCCGTCACGCCAAACTGTTACAGGTTCACATTGGCGAAAAGCTTTTCTTCCTTTGTGCAAACCAGTTCCATATATCCACACGCCTGTTTGCAGCGTAGCAATACCTTTCTTGCTCTCAGAAGTGCCTTGTCCCTCTCTATAACCGTTCGGGTCTGTATTGGCAAGGAATCTACCTACACCATCTGGCCAAACGAGAAAATGTGCATCGTCGAAAACACGTCTATCGTTTTTACCAACTGCTCCGACGGAATCAAGATAGTATCCTCTAATTGCAACTAAAACAACAGGATATAAATCTTTAGGAATTTTGTTAGCCTCTATAATTTTATTAATTTCAGAAACACTCAGTTGAGGAATTTTCATTTTAGTTTTTAGAAATTTTTAACAAAGATATTAAAAAAATAAATGTAATAATTAAAAAGACCATTAAACATATTTTCATTTTTCTGATAATACTTGTATCATTTTAAATGCTGTTTTAGCGTCAACTGTTGCATCTTTAGATCCATCGGCATTAATCTTGAATGCACAAGACGATAAGACGACAGACAAGGCGAGTAATGTTAATTTAGTTTTCATATTTGTTCTTTAGTTTCTATTAGTTTAACTCCATTTTCTATCAAAGACGTTTTAATTCCGTTAGAAGTTTCTACAGCTAATTCAGCTTTCTTAGTCATATCTTTTACTAATCCTCTAGTAGTAGCAGCAGAACCTAATAAAACTTTTAATCGGTCTTTACCTTTTTCATCTACAAAATTAGTTATTTCATTTTTAAAAGTTTCTAATTGTTTAGCAGTAAGAGCAGCTACCGCAGCAAGATCTAATCTATCTTGTTCTCTTTTGTCTTTTTCTGCTTTTTGTTCATCTAACTTAGCTTGTCTTTCTTTTCTATATCGAAGTTCATCAACAACAATTTTAGATATAAAAGCACCTGCCGCAGATATAGCAATCCAAAATTCAGGTGTAGGTATATAAGATAATAACATATAATAGATTAAGGAACAGTATTTATTTCAGTTATTCCAGCTCTAACGAATTTTTTCAAGCTAGAATCTTTCAATGGAATAAACGCTATAGATTCCCAATCTATTAAATTATTGCTAGTTTGAATTTCTACAACTCTAAGCTTTTTCGGAGCAGATGGTAATATTACATCGTGTATGATATTAACTGATATTTCAGCTATACTCATTGATTGACCTCCTCCTAATTCACTTAATCCTACTAACTTAAAATATCTTGCTTTTTTTAACGGAAAGGATACATTTGTAGTTTGTTTTCCTGCTAGAAATTCACCTTCTGAAACTTTATCCCAAGTTATAGCATCTAAGCTTGTATAAAATTCATATTTTCCAATAGTGTTATTGTATTGATCTTGTCTAGGTGTGTGGCTGAAACTATTGATAGTTTCCACACTATTCATATCAATTTCTATCCAATGCGGTAAAGGTTTTTGTTCTTTCCCTTCTTTCCATACCGTATGCCAAAACGTATCTGTTTTTCCGTCAATTGCTAGAAAAGAATCCCATCCATCAGGTTCTTCGCTAGATATATCTTTGATAATCCATCCTTTAGAGTTAGGTGCATTTATTGTGTAACTTATAACAGGAGATTGTGGAGAATCTAAACCTTTTGAGTTTTGAGCTTGTGCTGCAAAATACCAAGTTCCTTTTTCAAGATCTATAGTTGTAGTAATTCCTTCAACTATTTTGGTTTGTCCTAACTCAGCAGTTTTACCGTAGTTAATTTTATAACTAATGATATCTGGTTCGGGGTTTGCGTCCCATGCTAGGGTGACTTCGGCAGCGATGGCGCGTAAGGTTATTAACAATATAAGAGATAAGTATTTCATGTTATAATTTTATTATTGTAATTAGTGAGCGCAGTTTATTTTTGTATTACCTGATTCAATAAATGATCCTGATGGATCAACATTGTATGTCCCGTAATTGAGATTAGTAAACGTATTATTTATCACTTGCCCTGACGGACCATCAAGAGAGCTTGCACTTTGGATTCCTACACCTACTCCAGCAATAGGAGTGTCCATAAATATATGATTACCTTCATAAAGAGCGTCCGCCGCATGACTGGCAGTTCCAAAAAGAGATTCTGGATTACCCAAATAGCCCGAACCAGACAATTTTATATTGTTATTTTTTACGATCAATCGACAGTTTTCGTTTGGATTTAGATAAGTCACTCCGACCCAAGTAGCATCAAGTTCGTTATCTGCAACGTAAATACTCTTGTTCCATCGCGCTTGAACGCAAACATTTGTCGGACCCATTCTATTATTTCTAGCAATTCCGTGATCCACTCGATTGAACTCTACCGGAGTGTAAGCTTCAAAACCTTCTACTGCTATATTTTCCGCCACATTGCTTTGAAAAGTGGCGTGTGTTTCAGTGTTAACAAATAGCTCATGAGATAACCACATGCCTCCAGTGATTGAAACCGCAGGTCCGGAAATTACTTTAACTAATAGTGATTTTGGACCGTTTGCGGGAGAGTTGCTAACGGTTACGACTTCAAATTCATGAGTGAAGATGTATTCCTGTCCCGGAATGCTCATCCAGCATCTATCCCCAGCCTGCCACCCCTCCAGATTTTGTAACGGGTAAATGGATACAAGAACATTTTCACCGACTGCTGGAACAACAAAACTACCTTCTGGACTCGCCGCTACCATGGTCTTTACGAAATAAGCACCTTCAATCGCAAAATGCTGGAGATGGGAATTTACTACCAAAGAATTGATAGCGTGGCAAAAGAACCACCCGTCAACCGGAGGCACGCCCGACGACGTGCTACCTTCTGTCGCGCCATCGAAACCGCACCTATTTATAATAATGATGTCAATCGCATTTGTGAACAACGCGCCTTGCGAACCACCGTAGCTTGAAATAAAATTAGCGCCTCTCGGATACAGCATATCAACCTCTTCGAGCAGCACGTTTTTGATTTTTCTGAAACCGTTAATTGCGCCAACCATATTACTTCCGCTAATTTCAAGCGATCGGTGACAGTCAGAAAAAGTAACTTTTTTAAGGTGAATGAGATTGATCTCAGGATCTTGCAAAGTGTGAGTTATCTTTATACCACCCATTTTATAAGCTGGCTCGCTTGATTGTGGAGTCAGGTGGATTCTCTCGCAGGTGAAATCATAAAGGTAGATCCGCTTTGTATTTAGATGGATAAAGAACATATCCTCCAGATCAGATCCACTTTTACGAAACGTGGCCCTATTACCAATCAGAGCAAAGGCTTCAAGTTTTGCGCCTTTGTGAACAAATCCAACTCCAACAGCAGGATATACCTTGTCACAATTATAAACATCTTCATTGCTTGCTAATTTATAAACTCGGTTAGTGAAAACTAACTTTGCCACTGGCGACAAAACAGCTACCGCAAAAGCCCTTCTAATACTTGGAGCATCATCCTCACCATCTTCCGGCAAGTAGTAATCATCTACTAACTCTCCAGAATCGTTCCCCACCTGTGAGAAAACCGAATCTGAAAGGTAAGGACTTTTCTGAAGAATAATCATGATCTATTACTTGGCGACCCATCCAGTATTGGTTCCCGTGCCGGATTCCTTGACGTAAAGAGTCGTGTTTGCTCCTCCGCTTGTGTTGGTGTATAAATCACCGGGATTTCCAGTCACGCTTCCATTGGGAGATCCAGCGCCTCGCTTGAAATTACCTGAAGTGATTATGCCGGTCAAAGTGACAGTGCCATCACTTGCAATCGTAAACGGCTCATTTGCTCCAGTTCCGTGAGCTTTATAGAACCGCATAGTTCCAGAGTTTGAATAAAACTGCCAGAACTGGTTAGAGTCCGTTCGATCATAAGCACAGACAGCAGCCTCACCACCATGAGTAGAAATACCTGACCCGACCCGAAGAGAAAAGAAATTGTTTGGTGCGGGACAGGTATTACCAATTGCAATTTTACCTTGATCGGTAAAATACATCAAGACCGTGCCACTTCTATCCATAAACCTTACAGTCTTATTTCCAACGTAGGAACGTGACTTGATTGTAAGTTGATATTGATCCGTGTCATCTGTGCCGTCATTGCGTCCGACGACTAGCGCGTTTTGACCGTTACCGAATACGTGTGTGCCTGTAAATGTTTGGCCGCTGTCCGTCCGCGCCATGGTCGCATTCGTGCTTGGAAGCGTGACGGTAATACTTCCCGATTGGGCAAAGGTGGTGGTGTATGAGCCTGTGGTTGCCAGACTTAGAGCAAATGAGAGCGGGGTATTCCCGAAATACGGGACAGAGCCTTTCCGTGCAAAAATGTTAGGTGAAACAGTAAGTCCTGTATAATCAGCTACTCCAATAGAAACATCCGCAAGAACAGCACCCACTAGCAAAGCAATAACTTGCTCAGTTGTTATATCAGAAGCCAAACCAATCCAAGTTTTAGCCGTTCCATTAGAACAAATAAATAATGTTTTGACACCGCTAATTGTAACAATTGCTAACTGTCCCGTTACACCTGAAGTAGTTCCGTTAACCGGATTAGCAGTTAGGGCAAGAGGAGATGGCAACCTAGCTTGTATTTTTGCAAATGTCTCTAACGTCCCGCTTGTAACACTAACGGTTGATCCCGTTCCACTAGCAGGACCATTGACAATTTGATACGCTTTATCACTAGCAGTAAAAAATTGTGTAAGCTTGGCAGCTAATTCGGTATATGTAGGTAAAGGCATAATTTTAAATTAGATTAGATTCCCCATAATGGTTTTCAATATAGTCATACAAAGATCCAAGTGCGGCGATTATTTCTGATTCATCCCCGCCAGTCAATTCCAAAAGAATCAAAGTCATGTCAGAATTGCCGATTTCCTCGTTTTCGATTCTGAGTATGGCTCGCACCTTCCAATAAAAATAACTTTCGTTTGAAGCGGCATATTTACCGTTAAGTAAAGATACTTCTGCTATAGGAAAACCATCTAATCCCGGAAGAGATATATTAAACTTTTTAGTGCCTTGTGATAATATGTTTTTAACAAATGATTTGAAAAAATCAAATTCAAATCTATCAAAACGCCAGCTAACAGTAACGTCGTTTTTGTTATAATTATACCTAGGTCTTTGCCTCAAATTGATTTCAAACTGAGTCGAAGTCACAAAAGAATCAGATTCCTCAGAATACTCAATAAGAGGATGAGGTAAAATATGGTTAGGAAAATTTATGTCGGACATGATTTAAGCTCTCCTACGTTGACCGCTTGCTTTAAGTATAGCGGGAACTACATAACCGCCACCGTTGTTTGCTTCGTGTGTGATTTCTTTCTTTGCAGTATCCACAGCAATACGAATGATAGTTGCATTGTCTCTATCAGTGCTAACCGTTGCTGTTTGACCCGGAAGATTTTGAATAATGATAGTCGGAGCTTGTGCCTTATCACCTCCAGAGTTGAAAAACTCTTTCGTGTTTTGTGTGGACAATACGTTAGCTGGTCCTGTTATAAGTTCCGCACCTTTCTCACCTACCATTCCAACTTGACCAGTGCCTAAATAACCTCCATTATTAAAAGCTCCGATAGATTGTATGTTTGCCACAATGCCAGCACCTTGCGCGACAGCTCCGGCAATAAATGGAATGTTATAAGGAAATCCTACTTTCATAGCGTTAGCTATGTTTTGTTGAATTGAAAGCATAGCTTCAGCAATTGCAAAAGCTTTACTAGCTGCAAATATAGCCTTGTATATCTTTGTCTGCTTTCCGCCGTATTGTTCTAACGAAGAAAGAGTTTGATCTAATGCAGACCTAGTATCTGAGAAAACAGCTCTATTGATAGACATTAAATTGTCAGCATGTTTTGCTTCGATTTGTTCTCTCAGTTTTTCATATCCAAGTATAGATTCTATTTTTAAGTCTTGTGCTTCTTTAAGCATAGCTAGACTTTTATCATATTGAGCTTGTTCGTTAGCTATTTCTTTTTCGTAATTATACCCATCGCCCAAACGAGTATCTTGCATTATAGAAGATTCCAAGTTTTTGAAATCATTCATGGCATCTCTCATTTCATTAGAAAATTGTTCTGCTACTTCTTTTGCTTTAGGTGCGCCGTCTGTTATACCTGAAGAAACTCCTTCGGTCATAGCAAGACCTGCTTGTTTTAATTCAGGAGCTTTATTTTTTAATTCTTGATTTGTTAGATCTATAACTTCGCTTGTTTTTTGAGCTATTTCAATCGCACCCTTATCAGGTAAAACCATTGCGTCAGTAACACCTTCAAAATTTGAAAGAGCTTCTGTTTCTTGTTTTAACTCAGCTTGTTGTTTAGCAAAATCTGCTTTTATCTTATCTAATGAACCGCCTAACTGACTTTCCAAGTCTTTGATTTCTTTATCTATACTACCTTGAATACTGTTATCTTTAATTCCCTGTTGAATACCTTGCATCATGTCTTTACCTGTTTCGTAAAGCTCTTTTGTAGGTTTAACTTCAGAAGAAATTCCTTTAATAGTATTTTCAATTGCTTTGAAAAGATTATCTTTGCTCATTACAATTCCATTATAGATTCCTTCTATAATGCTTTTTCCTAATTCTATCCATTGTATGTCATGAATGTATTTGACTATGCCGTTGAAAATTTCTTTAAAGTAAGTTGGTATTTTTAACAGTTCTTTCAAAACCTTTAATCCAAAGATTTCAAGATTTGTTATAACTATATTAAAAGCATTTACAGCAAGATCTTTGAAGTAGCTCCAATCGTCTGTTTTTAGAGCTTTACTTAATTCATTCATACCCACACTCATAACATCAAGCCATGTTTTAACAACTGTTAAAATAACAGATATGTATGTTTCTATAGATTCTTTTAAAATCTTCCATGCACCTTGCAAACCACCTATAGGTTCAAGCATCGAATTAAGGCTAGAGATTGTGGAAATAACAGCTTCACTAACAATAGTGTAAAGGGTTGTCCACAATTCGCTTGCGACAGCAACAAAATCATTCCAGCTAGAAGAAATACCAGCTAAAAGATTGGAATTTTCATCTTTCCAATTGTTGAAATAACCAATTACACTATCTATAATTTCACTAAAGAATGTGCTAACTGTTTCCCAATTTGTATAGAGCAGATAAGCGCCTTCCGCCAAGCCTGCAATGACAGCGCCTATTGGGCCAGCAATCGCCGCCAAGCCTGCCAGAGCGGCAGATAAGCCACCTGCCGCAGTAATGGCAGGAAGAACCGCACCAAGGAAGGAACCTATTCCAAAAAGCAACGGTCCCATTGCAGCAGCTGCAGCACCCATAACAAGACCTAACTTAACTAGACCCGGATCAAGATTGCCTATGGAAGTCATCCATTGTGAAAACTTAGTTGCTAGATCGGCAATCACAGGAACAATGACTTTACCTATGTTAATAAAAGCGACATTTAAAGCAGATAGAGCTAACTGCATTTTGTTATCATCGGTGTTCATTGCTCTCTTCCATTCTTTAGTCAGAGAGTCTAAAAACTTAGAGTTATCGGCAGCTAGTTTTAAGTTTTCGTTTAGCAATTCAATTCTACCTATAACCGCCATAATAGGGCCAATTGATTCTTGCCCAAACAATGTAGAAATTATACCTGTTTTTTCATAATCTTTAGCTTTTCCTATAGCTTCTAAAACCATATTTATACCTTTTACGGCATCAGTTTTCATAACTTTAGACATTTCAACAGCATCTAAACCTATCTGTTTAAATGTTTCAGATTGCTTATCTGCCGTTGCTTGTCCTTTAGTTAAAGCAATAACAAAATTCTTCATAGACGTTGCACCTATATCAGAATTTTCAGAAAGTTGTTCAAAAGTTGTAGCCAATCCAACAATTTGAGAGTTAGTTAAGCTAGTAGCTTGTTTTATAGTAGCGCCTTGCTTTGTAACAATGTTTAAAATACCTTGCACACTACCAGAAGTATTGTCGGCAAAGTAGTTTACAGCATCTCCCATTTCTAATACTTCTTTAGTGGTTAGATCAAACAAGCTTCTAAGTTTTCCAATTATTTCACCTGCTTGTTTTGCTCCATTAACATTTCTTTCAAAGTCGAAAGCAACTGCCATTTTTTCAGCAGCTTCCGCAAACTCTAAAGCACCTTTAGATTGTTCGCCTAACTTACCTCCTTCACTAACTAAAGCAGCTACACCTTCAGCACCAATTAGAGAGTTTCTACCTATATTTAATATTTTCTTTTCAAAATCACCAATGTTAGTATCATTTAAATCAGAAACTTGTTTTTGCACATCGGCAAAAGCTACAGAAAAATTTCTAGCAGCATTAAAAGATAATGCCGCTACGGCAGACAAACTAGTTGTTACCGTAGCGGTTAGAACTTTACCTGTGTTCTTAAATCCATCAGATAGTTTACCTATATGAGCATTGGTTTTAGAAGTAAAAGCAATTGCTTCTTTTTCTGCTTTTGCTAGATCACTATAATCGACAAAAAGTTTTGAATATAGTGTTCCTAAATCCAATGCTCCTGTTGACATACTATCTTTTGTTTTTCTTTTGGGCTTTTAATTGCATTTCAAAATAGGCTTGCCATTCAATGAATTCATCATAAGGCATATCTTCTATTTCCCATGCAAATTTACCTAATTTTTCAGCGATAAAGAAAACAGCTTGTCTTACTTTGTCGCTGTTCCATCTTTTTTTATCTCCGCATCTTTCACATTGCAGAGTTCACTAGCAACAGCAGCTAACTTATCAAACCATCCGCCACAAGGACAAGATTCGAAAGCTTCTCTATCTGTTTCTTCAAATACTTTTTCATCACTATCAGGAACAAGAGTTAGTGTCAATACAGCTTCGATTTGAAAAGCGAAAATATCAAAATCAGTAACAGATTCACCGTTTTCATTTTGACTAATTTTCATAGCCTTTTTGCGAAACAATCCTCTCTCTTTCAAAGTTGGTTGCCTAACTTCAAAAAATTCACCGTCAATCTCTACTAGCTTACGTTCGAATTTTTTGCTAGAACCTAACGTCAATGCTCTTAATTTATCTTTATTCATATTCGGGTTGTTGTTTGTTTATTCTGGAAACCAATTAGTGATTAAAACTTCTCCATCAAGAAATCCAGCCTCTTCGTCTGTATAGTTAAAACTATAACTGAAATATGTTTTCGAGTTATTTCCACACAAGGAAAGACTTAAATCTTCTTGCTCTAATGATCCAATATCGCCGCTCAAAGAATCTGTTTCTATCTGAAACCATCCTTTAATAAATGTCTTAGAAGCTCCGGGATTTATACTAACAAAAATAGGAGTTTTTGCAAGTTTAGCTTCTTTCAATTTGTTATTGCTAAAATCATTCCATCTTGTGAAACTGCAACTAATATCATGAATACCACAAACTTTGCTTCTATAACCCGGACTAACTTCTGAATCACTGTGAAACGCACTATCATCTAGCACATCGCCTCCTATTTCAAGAGTATATTCTTTAGCACCTCCTATAAAAGATAACGGAATATACCTACCTGTTAATTTTGGAGAATCCACTGAGTCAGAAACTAAAATAACACCTTCTAGGTAATTTATTTTTTCTATAACAACGGGATTGTCGTCAATGTCTGTTACTGTTATAACATGATTAGCAGATAAAACTCTTTTTAAAGAATTTGTTATTCTATAAACCCCGTCTGCAAATTGAGTCAAAGGTTCATCTGTAATAATAACAGGAGTTCCACCGATTTTCAATTGTGCTTTGTATCCTGCTACTCCACTCATATTATTAAGCGGTTGCTGTTAATGCACCATTACCTTGCAAGCTAATGGAAACAGTTTCTAAACCTCCAACGTCGCCAGAGTGAGAAAAGGTTTCCACAATAACATTGCCTTGCAAGCCGTTTACATCTACCGAACCTGTCGGGAGATAGCGCATTTTTATAGTTGCTCTAGTCAGCTTTGCTGTTTTAAGAACGTCAAAACCTTTAGCACCGCTAGCAGCATCGTTAGGTGCATTACCAGTTAGAGGTTTGAATATAGAATCTGCATTCATGCTAAAATCAGAAAGACCATGAATGCGAGAACGATAACCCGCGTTTGTTGCCATTTCTGTGTCATCCAATACATCACCTCCAATTTCCAAACTAGGTGACGTTGCGGGAAGTTTATACCAATTTGTTCCACCATCGGCACTAACTTCTAATTTTTTTACGTATGCGGCTTGTCCACTCATTGTATTAGTTTCTATTTATGTTTTTGTTTGTGTCTATCATTACTCTGTAATTAGAGCTAAATAAAGAATTGTTTAATTCGTCTCTACCTATAAAAGCTATGTTTGATTTTACCCATATACCTATTATTTTTTCTTCACTGTTTATCAATTCGCATATAGGTAATTCTGAAGATTTGCCGTAGTATTGTTCAATGTAAGAATTTAAAGATTCTAGCAAACAAACAGATTGACCAGATGGAGTATCTTTAATGTCTATGCTTTGAAGAATTACTTTTATTTTATTCAGAGCATTGTATCCATCTTGATATGTTTTTGATCTTGATAAAATTTGAATACTATGATCGTCTATTTTATTTACAGAATCTTGTTCACCTCCACCGCTGTCAATAACAGTAACACAATCGCGGGGTTTCTCTGGCATAAATCCGATAAACATATTACTAGCTAGAACAAAATCAGTAGGTAAACATATTTGAACGATATTAGCTATAATATCAGAAGGTGTTTTCCAGCTAGACGAATCAATAACCATTAGAGTTTTGCAGCGTTATGAATGATTTTTAATATGTTAGTTTTATTTTCATCAACAGCTTTTTCGAGAAATTTGTTTGTCGCTTTTCCTTGTGGATCCCAGTAATTACCTTTAGATCCTTTACGTTTTTGACCTTTCAAAGTCATAGGTTTTTCATGAACAGCCGCAGCATAGTTAGCAGTAAATCCAACTATACCTCCAACGGCACCTTTTGTCTTTTTTACGTCTGTGTATGCACTAGCCTTTAGATTTCCTTCGTCAACAGGCACTCTTTGTTGAGCTTCTACTTTTACAAATGCAACAGCTAACCTAACACCTTTATCGGCTCCATCTTGAAGCTTTTTCATTGCTTTAGATAGGTTATTTAGAAAAGCTTTGTTACTTGCGTTGCTCATTTAGATATGCTACATTAACAAATTTTGTGCCTGAACCGTTGCGATAATTAGAAATTGATTTAATAGGTCTGAAATCATCTTCACTATCTCGAAGCTTAACCAAGTCACCTATGTTAAAAACGACAGATTCATCATAATAGATCGTTGAAGTTGAAACAAACTCAATTCCTTTTTCATTTTTTACAACTTGTGTTTCATTGTTATATCTTGCTTGCAGTTCTAATTCTTCATCGTCATGAATGTCTTGCGAGAATTGGTCAATACCTGTTTTTCTCCTAACTAAGACTGTATCAATTAGTTTTAAAGACATTACAAGACTTCGAAAGTTGGTTTTGTTATCTTACGGTTAGGATCATCTAACTTAGCAAGTGTTTTAGAGCTATCCAAGAAAATTGCTTGTTGACCAAATGTGGTAGCTTTCAAACCTAATCCAGTTGTTATATTAAAAGTGGTCGAAGTTGGGCCGATTGTTTCAGACTTAACTTGTCCTTCTTTTAACAATGCAAAATGAGCAGCTAAATTTTTTGTTATAAGTCTAAGTATGGAATCGCTTAAACCTTTATCCAACAAGTATTCACCGACATAAATAACAGCCATGTCAATAAATACAGATAAGTCATTACCTGATAAACCAGCAATTGCTTTTATATCATCGCTAACTAAAACTGGATAATTGTATCCCATATTATTAAAAAGTGAGCGGGATGATTAGGAGGATTATCTAACCATCCCGCTCTTACTATATTGTCCCTAACAACCCTTAATCCTCAGATTCAATTGCTTCTTTTAATTCCTCGTTTTCAAGCTCTAACTCAGCAATACGAGCAAGTAAACGGGAGTTATCGGATTCGACACTAACTCCATAAGTAGCTTCTGGATCAATAATTTTATTTGTCAATCCAACAGTTTCTTGTTCAGTTAGTTCAATCTTGTCACCTTTGATATAAACCTTTTCAGGTGTATGATGCTTTCCTGAAGTGATAACGTATGTTTTTGTCATTGTATTATTTAGTTAGCATTAGCTCCAATGAGCAACTCCGCAGTTACCGTTTTTGTCAGATTTAATACGAACAACTCCAGCGGTAAACAGTTTAAATTCCGTTGCAAGTGGTTGCATGCTCCAAGCAATGTTAGTTAAATCTTGACCGATTGCAAGGTCAATGGTTTCACTTGTAGCTTGAAACATAACAACATTAGATGCTGTCAAATAGTCTCCACAAATAACATCTTCGATGTCCGGTAATTGCTTGATGCGATCAAGAATTGTATTATCACCTTTGTTTGCCGAATAGTCATCCGCAAGATTCAACCAATAGTTCTTTGGAACAGTTAGGATGAAAGGACCATACATATTATCGTTTAGCATTGCTGCAAGCATAGCCTTGACATCAGTCAAGACGTTAGCTGCACTTGCCCATGCGCTAGTGATAGACCCTGTATTACGACTAGGATGTGTCGTTAGACCATAGACAGTATTACCAGCAACAGAGATTTGCGAAGCACCGTTATAGATGTGAGTCTCAAATTCATCCGCAACAATACGAGTTGCAATTTCAATTTGAGCCGTATCTAATGGAGTTCCACCCCGACGACTAGAAGCTAGACGACGAGCATCTAGCTCAAATTCTTTGTGGAAAATAGGCACTGGCACACCAACTTCCGAGAAAGTTAGAGTATCTTGGTTAGCACTAGTGCGACCGCTCATAGAGATATTAGCACCCGCCATGTCTCCGCTTTGCTCATACATGCTGAGAATAACACCTAACCCGCCTAGATTCTTAACAAGACCCTTGCTCTTTAAAAGCTGAGTCATTTTAAGACGCTTACGAGCGATACCAATCATTGCAGTATCATATAACAATTGATCCTCATGACGAAGAGTAGTAGCATTGCTAACTAACTTACCTTCTGCATTAAGAATTGCACAGTTTCCGCCACCGGAAAAAGCATTTTTTGCATTACTAATCATTTTCTTATTTGGTTATATTTTAGATTTTTTGTGCTTTGATAAAAACAGAAGTTGCCGCATTAGCACTATTATCAACTGCTTCGATCGCTCTGAACATTGACACACTAGCAGGTGTATATGTATATACACCCGAACCAAGTTGAGAAGCAGCTACAGCTTTCTTAACTCCACCGTCACCATCTGGAGTTAACAAGTCACCGTAAACAATCGCAGAGGCGGATGGAGCAACTTTTACTTGCACCTCCATACCCGGAACCAATGCCCTAGCATAAACGGTTTCACCGTTAGCATATACAGTGTCCTTGTCTTTACCGTTAATGCTATTTTCAATAGCAATCAATGGAGCGGCAGCGGTTCCGTTAGCATTACAACGCAAAAACGTAGTATCACTAGAACGCTCAACCAAATGACCGGGATAAATACCAGCTTCGTTTGCTTTAGCTTCAAACTGCAAGGCGCGTCCAGCGCCTAAAATAATAATAGAATTGTGAGCACTCATTTGTTATAATTATTTGATATTAGTCAAGAATGACGGACGGAGCTTTATATTCGTTGTTAACAGGTTGAGCACCTCCAACAGAATAATCAACTGCGGTTTCCACATTAACAAGCAGTGCATCTAGTGCATCTTCGTTAAAACTAGCAACAATTTCTTTGGTAAGATTTTTGTTATGAGTAAGAACAGTTTCCCGTTTCTTGTCTAAACGCTTATCTTCGTTAGCTTGCAAACGTGCAAGTGTGGCTTTCTCAGCATTGCTAAGACCGTTATTAATAGGAGTATGACCCTTGCATGCACAGTTAGTTTTTACTTCATTCCCTTCATCGTCGAAGTTGAATCCGTGCTTAGTAGCAGCTTCTTCTAACTTGTTATCTTCGCTATTAGCAAACACAGCGGCAGTTACTCCTAGAGCAAGCGCCAAAGCATTAACAATTGCTTCTTTCTTTTTTGGCTTCATTTGTTGTTTATTTGTTATTGTTTCAGCACTTACCGGAACATATTTACGCTCTAATCGAACTTCTATATTTTCCCCGACAAGAATAATTGTTTGTTTTTCGTCACTTGTATAATTACGACGATAATACTTGTTACCGTTTTCATATACAAAATACTGGTCAAAAACGTCTAAAATATAAGGGTAAAATTTATCCCCTAACTCAGCTTTCAAAGCATGATAAATACCTTCTCTAATTTGATCGAAGGATTGTTCGTTAGTAAACAATCCTTTTATCCATGCAAAGAAACCTTTTTTGCTGTTATCATTATTAACACGCATAGCACCACATCCATTTTTAATAGAACAGGCACCTATATCGTTAGGTAAAAGTGCAAGATGATCGGGACGAATTCCTGAGATAGTGTATTCATAACTCGTTTCGTTGTATGTTCCTTTGCTTTCGGTAGTATTACCGTAAAGACCCGTGGAAACTTCCATTAGTTCACCTGCTTCTAACTTGGTTATAATATCTTCATAACCTAGCTTGGTTGCTTTTTTTATGTTCAACCATATTTCACCTTTAATTGCTAGTAAATCACTATCCCATTCGACGTTATAAAAACGTCCTATATTAACTGTAGCTTCACAAACAGTGTTATTTGCTGTGATATGATTACCATCCGCATTCATCGGATGATTTACCGGAACAGGAACACCGTTCCAAGTATTAGCAAAAGTTTCTAACTCTTGTGCTGAATAAAAAATGTTATTCAAAACACCTTCTTTAATAGCAATACAAGGTATGACTAAGTGTTCTACATTGTCTAACAACTCTCTACGTGCAACGGCATCTAAAGATATATTTGAAAGGATGAGTAATGGATTCATTCGATCTCTCGTAATGTTTCGAAATTGATACTATACTATTGCTAGAAATACAAGAACAAAATCAGATTTTTTTCAGATTGTCTGGATCAATGTATGCAGATACCGAACACCTGCAATTAGGCTCACCTATAAGAAGCAAAGCATCATCGGGTGTATAAATGTTATTATTTCTTTGATTGTGTGTAGCTCGTTCTCTAGCATCTTCCGCGCCTATCCATATCATATTTATTACCACACCTGTCTCTTTTTGAAGCAATTCAGCCTCTTTAATACTGGCTTGATTGTGCGATTCAACAATCTCTGTTCTAGCAATAAGTTTTGCTCTATTTATACCTATTGAATCAACCCTATCTATCATAGCTCTAGCTACATTTTTAGGATTTTCACCTTTAATCATTCCTTCAGATAAAACACGCGACATTTGAGAACGCATTGTATCTGTTACTCCTTTCATGTCGTTAAAACTTCTAGTGTATAAAAACTCAGCACGTTCCAAGTGAGCAGGATTGAGCAAAGGGGAATAGTTAGGCAATTTAGCCAAATTGTAAATTCCCCTTTCAGCTATAACACGGGTTTTTCTAGCTCCTTTGTCATAAGCATCGCCTATGTATGTATCAAGCCAATAATTGTTAGGTTTTATAGATCCGTCTTCTATACCTAGTATTTCTTTGTTTACTATTTCTTGCAGATCTTTGTTGAAAGCGTCTATCTTGTCATTATCTCGCAGATAATCATAATCTCTAATAGGAACTAATGAAAATCGTTGATTGACATTTGTAACAAGCTTTCCAATGTATATAGAATCTCTAACAAATTTACGTATAGACATGAAACGTCTATCTATTTCTTTTGATGCCTTATTACGGATCATCAAAGTTTTAGTAGGGTCTGATTTAGCGGTTAACATTATTTGCTTATAGATATAATTTTACCACAAATAATGCAATAATCTACAATGTATGTTTGTTTATTTGTCATTTAGCAACAGGTAATTTAACAACAGGTAATTTAACAATAGGATTTTCCTCTAATGATTTATCAATAGCAGCGTTTTCCTCTTCTATAATTTTGTTAATTTCATCTTCCCTATATTCTAACTCTAATACATCTTCGACAAATTGCTTAGGTGGAATGATACTGTCTGCTCCAACAGAATTAGCATAAGTAGCAATTGCACTAGCAAGCTTTGTGGCAATTTCTGCTTTGTCTTTGTTACTTATATTAGTCAAGCTTGGCCATTCCCATTCATAGGCTTTACCTTTATCCAAAGTCTTTATTAAATTAAGCTCTATCATGTAATCAATGAATACATTCAATATATGGCTTTCACAGAAATTCTTTTGTCTGTTCTTAATTTGTTTCGACCAGTTAGTTTCATCTTGTGAACTAGCCAATTCACCCGCTTCATTTCCTAACAAAATGCGTTTTGGTATAGCTGTTGTTCCTGCAATTATACTAATACAAATATCGAATTGATCTTTAGGGCTTTCTACTTTTTGCACAATAGGCTTTATAGTAAAACCTTTAGTCCGCATTGTCCTTGTTAGATTGTGCTGGTAAGCCTCTATCTCTTTTTTCAAAGCTTCTTTATCTTCAGCACTACCTAAATCGGCATCTGCTTCAGCTTCTAGTGCCATTCCGCCTCTAGCATTAAGCCAAAATACTTCAGCACTACCTCCGCTAACTTTTTCAAGATCAATTAATTTATTCCATATAGGCTCTAACACAGATTGACCTTCATATTCCTTATCTAATGTTCTTTCAGCTACGTGCAAAACACGCGAATAATGAACTGTGCGTTTCACTTCAGTTTGTGAACCTACCGTATCAGACAAAGTTAATTCGTATGTTTCAGGTAATCCAAATCTTTTGTTTTGAGGATCTGTTATAAATGTTTTAATAACAGCTACATCTTCAGCCAATGGTTTTACATAAATAGGCTTTGTGCCTTTCAAAACAGGTTCACTTAAATCTTTACCGTCTGAAAATCCTATATATAACACAGCATATTTCCCAAGATTAACTAAAATATCTAATTTACGTATTTTTTGCCAGAAATCCAGTTCTTCTAGCAAAGTATCTACATCTGATTCCCAAGCTGTTCGATCTTGCTCTTTACTATCTTCTACAATTAAAGGCGGGCAAGACCAGCATTCATTAGGATAAGCATCAACGATTCTTGTGGCAATATCACCCCTCTTGTATTTGTCCCTAAAATCTTTTATTGTTATTTTGTCAGGATAACCAAAGATAGACCAAGTATCTCTTTGTCCATCATGAGTCATACCCATGCCCAAACTAACTCTTGCCATGTCAAACAAGTTTTGTATAATGTTCATTTTATTATAGTTATTTTTGAAAATATATTACCAAGTTCCAGCTTCTTTTTTATTAGGCATGAATACGATGTCAATAGCGTCTAACATAGTGTCAACCTGATCGTCGTTTGCATGCGTCATATCGCCGCTGAATTCTAGCAATTCAGTCTTGAAGTCAAGCGTAAAAGCAGACTGTTCCGGTATAAATACCTTACCGCTTGCAATATACGGAACACCATCCATTGCACGGGTTAGCTTGTCGATATTCCTTTGTATTGCTTTAATAGGAATAGCAGGTGAAGATTGCTTACGTATGTATTGAATCAATCCTGTTCCACTTGCTTTATCTTCTACATAAGCACATCTCAGCTTTCCAGTTGTAGAACTAGGGTTAAAATGTTTTGACCAGAATGCGTTAAAATTAGCATTCAATTCAGGCGCTTCCCATTTACCCCGTAACTGATCTAACAAATACAAATTGCCTTGTAATACTCCCCACAATTGCAAGACGGAATAATCGTTTACTTGTTTCGTCTTTTGTGCCGTATCAGCAGTAATAAATCTATATTCTGGAATGATCGAACCAAGTTTGTAATAGCGTATCCATTCAGATTTAAATATACCACCACCTAAAGGACTAGGATCTTGATCGTATTGAGCGGAGTATGTATAAATATCTGCTTGTTTCAGATTCTCTAATTCTTCTATATTATGTTTGTAAGACCACAAAGGACCATCAGGTAAATTGTGTTTGATAGGTATAGCGTGAGTGTATTCTTTACGTTTCTTGTTTGAGTCTATCAATGCAGGTAAATTTAAATGATGCCACTTGCAATTCATTCCGCCATTTAACAAAAATGCACTTGGATCTTTTACACTAATCCTTTGCATGATAACAATCATAGGCGTTTCACTCTCTTTCATTAAACGAGATCGAAAAACACTGTTAAATCTGTTATTGATCTTTTCAACCATTACATCACGATTACCGTCATCAGGCTTGATAGGATCATCAAGTATGAATGCGCCGCTGAATCCCTCTTCAGGTTGACCGGCTCGAAAGCCTGTGATTGGTCCCCCTGCCGCTCTAGCTTGCAAACCTCCTCCTTTGGTGTTCTTCCATGCGCCTTTAGCCTTGCTATCATTTCGCAATTCCATTGGCCATAATTCTTGATATTTGTCAGATGTTATAATGTCTCTGACTTTGGTAGAGTTTTCTAATGCTAAATTGTTTGAATATGTAGGATGTATAAATCTGGATCTAGGATTTTTTGCCAGACACCATGCCATGAAATGAACAACAGCTAACTCTGTTTTAGTATATCCCGGCGGCATGTTTATAACAAGACGCTTTATCTTGCCATCATATACTTTTTGCAATGTTTTGGCTAACAGTTTATGATGCTCTGATATAATCATTCTATCACCCATTACCTCTTTAAAAAAGTAACGACAAAACGACAAAAAATCTTGCTCTAACTGGTAGCGCAAGACTTTTAATGCTTGTTTGCTTTCTAGTATATCTGTCACACACTACTAACTTCAGGTTGTTTTCCTAACTCTTCTAAAATCATAAAACCTGTAACACACCAATTGGCTGTTTTATTAGCATAAGCCTTGAAACATTGATCGCATACATCCCTATGCCCTGCTAAATCAATTAGCAGTTTCATACATGATTCAGGAACTTTTCCGTTTACTAGTTGTATTTTGATAGGCATATTAGTATGTATTTTGAAACTCTCTAGCAATTGCTTTCATTTCTTCAGGTGTAAGCTTGTCTGATTTAACAGTTTCAATATCATTAGTTGATTCAGTATATCCTTTTAAATCACAAATAAGCTTCCATGCCATTATTCTAGCAGTCTGTGTTTTAGACTTTCTATCCATTGCTTCGATATATAGTTGATTGATAACTGTATCTCTAGTTATTTCAGGAACAGCTAATCCCCTTAACTCTAGCATGGTCTTAACTAAATCAGGCGGACCTTTTGCCCATTGTGGGTTAGGTGCAAAGTCCGGAATACCTGAAGTATCTATGTCATCGTCATTGTCCATACATATACATTTCAAATTCTTTTTTAGCTGTTTCAAGATCATTCACACAAATAACCCTGTAACCTTGTGAATCTAACATAAGCATCATGATTTTTTGATCCTCAGTAGGTTTATTTCTTTTAACCTTAAACTCAATAAACATTCCGTTATAGTTTCCGCTAGGTATAGGAATGTTTACATCAGGAATACCAGCTTTAACCCCTTCTGCTTTTAAACGTCCCGCTGTTATCTTGTCTCTAGTTCCTCCATTAGGTATAGCATGAGCAAGAATTAAATTAGGCGATTGCAAAACATATTGAGATATCCACACAAAGAAACTTTTTTGTAAATCATGTTCATCACCCTTATAAGCATGTTCAAACGGCAATAACAAGTCTATATGAGCAGGTAATGTAAAATTCTGTCCATAAGTAAGCGCCAATTTTTCTTTAACCAAAAAGGGTATCATATTCGGAGTGAGTGTTATTCTTTGTTACTACCTTGGCAATCTTTTTTGCAGGTATAGGTGAAACTTTCTGTTCTATTTCTCGCAATATCCGATTCGCCGCACATTCAACCATTAAGGGGTAACTAATAGCATAACCAGAGTTAGCGTTAAGATCGTCTATTGTTACAAGATGCTTGTGTATATGCTCTATCTGATCCCAAGACATTTTAAGCCAACTTGTAAGAGTATCAAAGTCTTTATCTGATATAATAGGACAAGCAAGGCGATAGTATAGGAACGAATGAATGAGCCACCAACTTAGACATTGGTTAGCCGATGTAATGTTTTGTATGATAGAGTTAGGATGACTTGTCTTTAGGGGTTTCATCGTAGCAAAATTAAATAGAAGTAGAGGCACAAGGTCAATCTTAATTTCCACAATTCAGCGGCGATATGACGCAACTTTTGTGCATTAGCAAGTCAGAGACTTTTGCAGGATTAGGGCATTTGCAAGTTATTTTAGCTATGACTAAGAATGATTTTTTTTATTTGTTGTTATTTATGTTATTACATATTACCAGAGATTTGTATAAACAGATGACAGAGGTTTTGACAGAGAATATGACAGATATATATGTAATATATAATATATTAATAATTAATGAGTTATATAAAATAACCAGCTATTTTTCAAGTGTCTGTCAAGTCTGGGAGAGGGGTAGGGGGATTCCTTAACGCAACTTTTTTGCGTTTGCTTAACTATAGATAAGCACACGTTTTTTGACCCTTTTTAGGTCTTTCTTAGTGACAGAGATTGACAGACGTAAAAAACTAACAAATATATTTATAACTCATTAAAAATAAACAACTTATGACTTCTAAATCTCTGTCGAAACGTCTGTCGAAACGTCTGTCATGAGTTAGTGTAAGAATATGTTAGTATGTAATTTACATATTTTTCTTGCATCTTGGTAAGATTGAATTAAAACCAATTTAGGTATGAAAAAACTAAACAGAAACAGAGCAGTTCTTTACTTCGCAGATAAAGATAACTTCAAAGAAGCTTCTAAACTGTTAACAGAAGCAGGTATTGAATTTTATTATTCGGAATTACCAACTTTATATGATGATTCTAGCAATGAAGAAAAACAAGACGAAGATTTCAAAAAAGCTTTCGAAAAGTATTTAAAACTAACACCTTTAAAAAGAATAAATAATTATGGAGCAGGTCGATCTGTATCTAAATACAACGTCGTTCCACATTCTAACTTAAAAAATTACCTACATAGATTTGCATCTTTTAAACATAACGTTGATATTAATTTACAAAATACAATCAACAGAATGATTGAATCAGGTTACATTGTGGAAATCCCTAAAGATGAAGCCAAAGAAATATATAAAACAAAAGCTATTATTTATAAGTTAAAAGAATATAAACAATCTAAACCTGATTTCTTTGAAATACTAAGCGCATTAAACACAAAAAAGCAGGAATTGGACAATAGCCTAATTCCTGCTTTCGATGCAACGTTAGTTAAACCTTATTTCCACTCAGGACCAATTGAATAAATAGGAGCTTTACATCCGCATTTTTCAATAGCTATTTGAGGATCAATCTGTATAATAACTTGTTCTCTAACCATTCTGGCAAAAACAGAATCAATCACTGTAGTTTCACCACGACTAACGTTCTTAAAACTTGCTAACTTTTTTAAGTTGTTTTTGATTGTTGAATAAGGAACAAAATCCTTTTGATTAGAAAGTTCTTTTCCTGCACCTGCATTTTGTCTTTGAGCAGGTGTCATTTTTAAATAGCGAATAAACTCCTTTTTGAAATCATGATCTTGTTTGCTATCGCCATGACTAATTTCTCCAGACTCAAATTTAGATATTAGATTTTGTGTGGTAATTTTAACAAGATTTATCGACCACTCCGCTTGTTCTTTAGTTATACAAGGATTTATAGAGTTTTCACAAACAGCCATCATTGCTGCAAGCTTCATAGCTTTTAAATGCGAACGGTTCCACAATTCACTGATTGAAGCACTACTACCGTCATTAATTAAATCGGTTGTTTCGTTATCAAATGTTCCAGTATTACCTAATAACATTTCAGCTTCGGAACTCATTTGAACTTCGCAAACGTTTTCAGCTTTCATCGTAGAATAACAGGTAATGTAAAGTTCCTTCAATCTATCAATGATATGTCTAGGAACTTGCATGTTATCCACCTTACGGGAATAAACTCTTTTTCCTTCATACTCCAAAATCAAGAAACGAGGTAACAACCCGTTTGCAATTTGTGATTGCTCAATTGCATCATAGAAAGTATCAATAGCACCTTCCGCATAGATAGTTAAGTTAGGGGATTTAACATCTTTAATATTCTTTGCAAGGTCCGCATAAGCAGAACCTATAAAGCTGTCAGTGTGTCCTGATTGGTTGTAAACATCACGCAATACTGTAGAGATACGTTTAATGTTAGGGTTAACCCTACTACTGGTCATTTCTGCCAATGTATCACCAAACTCACCTAGCATTGATAGTGAACAAGGCTTGTCTGCAATGTTCCTAACTAAGCCTTGTCCTGATTCAAAACCACCCGCTCCAACAAAATCATCTACAATAGATTGAATATCTAACTGCATTAATTCTTCTCTACATGCTTTAATGATTCTCTTTATACCTTTTCTTCCCTCTTCCTTACCTCTACCAGTGCCGGCGATTAGAATAAAGTATTGATTCAATCCAGTATGTGAAATGTTATAGGCACGTTGAACAATGCTTGTAACAAGTGCCATTGAAGCAGTTAGGCTAATTTCTCTTACCGGGCGTTTCGATGTATCAAAAATATATTGTGCTATATCACCGACTAAACCTTTAGGAAAATAAACAGAAGATTCCTTTTTATTATTTGCAGCTTCTTTTGCCTTAATAGTGTTATGCTCTATAGCCACAAAATCAATTTTAATGTCATTATAAGGTTTCTTAAAACTACCTCTAATTTTTTCTAAGCTATTGTGGATATAGTCATCCCTATAAGCCTTGTCACGTTTACCTAAAGCAGATTGACGAAACAATCTTATAACTTGTTCGTCGGATTGAGAGTAAAAAGCTAGAAGAGATAAGAGCGAATTATCGGCTTCAGACTGTCCGCCGTTGCCGTTGTTAAGCTGTGCAATCATTTGCGGACACCCGCGCCACAAGGCTTGAAATTTCTCACCAGAGCCATTTCTGGCCTCTCCAGCCATGCGGAGTATGTCATTGTCTCCTAGGGTCGCCGGGAGCCACAGAAGCGGCGTGGTGGTGCGATTTGTGGACAGGTAATTGTGCAAGCCAATGACCGAATCGGATTCATCCTCAATTGGTCTTAGCGGACCTAGAACGTTTCCAGTAAAGATCATGTATCGACCTTTGCTATAGAGTTCTACATTTCCCTTGTGACAACCGGGAAAGATTGGCCCTTTAGTAATAATGTGGACACCGCAACCTGATTGACTTATCTCTGTATAACAAGTATCGAATTGTTTAAGTATAGCTTGAAACAATTGCCTATCATCTTCAGAAGCAGGTTTTTCGGGTTTATCATCTAAATCAATGACACAATAAGGATCATTAGCTGTAAATACAAATCCTATATGTGCCGTATTGCGTGCAACTGCTAATTCGTATGTTCCCCATGTATTAGGGTTATCTACGCTAGCAACTTTTAGAGTATTCGGATCTAGTGGTAATTTAGTTAGTGTATCATTGCAGCAAACCCATTGTTTGAGTTGTTTTAATTCTTGCGGAATAAAATCATAGTTTTTGCAAGTAATCATAGAGAAATTCTAACTTCTTCAAATTAGGTGAAGATACCGAACCATTCTTAATTCTTCTAAGCCAAAAATACGACAATCCTGTTTTAGTCGCAATTTCTGTAAGTGACTTATTTTCAAGGAGTTTTAAAACACGTTCGAGCATGGCAACCGGAGACTGACAAGGTGTTATAAGAGCGTCAATTTTTTTTTGCCAAAAATGTAAAAATTCGCTTGCTTCGATTTGTCGGACCTTTCAGAGTCCGTCTCGACATGAGCAACCACGCGCTAACAATCACGGCTAACATTACGCTAGAGAGCGGAATGAAGCTCACAGGGAAAGTTAGGAAATGGCCAAGGGTGCATCCTAGAGAGTTTTGGGATGTAGTAAGGTTTATTCCTAAAGGGTATGGTTTCAGGATCTATCAAGATGATACTTCACAGCGCATCTATGCTATTAAAGATGGCAAATGCGCATTGCGTTGGAACGGTAAACAATTTGTCAGACCCTAAAACTATGAGCAATAAAGTATTACTATATGAACTTGTTTGTCAGCATAACGAGGTTTCTAACTACCTCAAAATTGCCAAAGAAAAAGAACGCAAGCTTAGAGATAAGATAATTCAGTTAGCTTTTACAAATCCTAAAATCGGAACCAATCGCCTATCTATTGCGGATGTAGGAATTGAATTAAAAGGTGTAGTTAAAGAAACTTATTCCATCGACGAATCACAATTAGAAGAAGTTGTCGATGTAGGTAACGGGGAATGGTATAATTATCCTAAGCCTAAACCCGTGCTTGTTATGAAAGAGTATAATAAGCTTAGTGATGCTGAGAAAGCGGAACTAGCTAAATGCGTTACCTGTAAACCTTCCGCACCTGTGCTAGAATATGAAGGAAAGATTTCAATACCCCTTGGATTAGTTTCTATTGGTGGACAATTATACTTAAACGGAAGTCTGGTTAATCCCGACGCTGCCGAAAAATGGTGTGATTTCTTTGGCTTTACCAATTCACTTGAACTAATTAAATTTTTGGAGCAATTAGCATGAAAAAACTATACATAATCAAACGCTTTATACCTAGTTTATATTGGACAAGTTGCGGATGGACTGAGTTTAGAAAGCAAGCTCAAAAATTACCTAGCAAAGCAGATCAAGAACTAAAGATCAGGCAAATGGAACGTGAAAGGCTTATGGCGCAAGTTTTACCTTATAAATAAAATGTCCACATATATCATATCATATACCTCTTCCAGACAGTTGAGAAAGAATCGAAAATCTATGATTAATAAAATAATTTTTGTGACATTTCTAATTATTCTTATCTATATTTTCTTATGATTCAACCTCAAAAAACTTTCAATTCTAGTCCGCCTAGAATAGTATTACATGGCGGGGAAAAAGTGGGTAAATCTACTTTTGCTAATACAATCGGCTCTGTGTTCTTACCTACAGAAGAAGGACTAAAAGGCTTGAACGCTATTGCTCTAACTGAGCAAGGAAAAAAACGATTAGAGACATACGAGGAATTTAATAATGCTTTGGCATGGTGTGAGTATAATCTAAACCAATATGATAAACTGGTTATTGATACAGCGGACTGGTTAGAAACTCTTATTTGCGAATATCTTTGCCGTAAGTATAACAAGAAATCCATTGCTGAGTGTGCCGGAGGTTATGGTAAAGGTTATCTCGAACTTCTTACAGAGTGGAATAAAGTCTTGTTAAGACTTGATAGACTAAATGCACAAGGAAAATGGATCATTATACTTTGCCATAGTAAAGCCTTGCTTTTTAATGATCCTTTAGGTGAGCCTTATGATTTGTGGACAATGAAACTATACTCACCCAAAGGTCAAAATGGTTCATTGGAATTATTAAAAGAATGGGCCGATATCATAGCTTTCGCTATGGTAGAAAAATTTACAAGTGAGACGGAAACAACTAAAGCGATAGAGAAAGGCGAAAAGCGTCATAGAGCTATCGAAACAGGTAAGCGCCTGTTACAGTTTGAAACCTCACAAGCATACCTTGCAGGGAATCGTTATGGTATAAGGAAACCCTGCGAATTAAGCTGGAATGCGTTTATTAATACGCTAGCAGCTTCACAACAACAATAAACAACAACCAAACTAACTAACTAAAATTATGGCCGGTATTAACTTTGACGCTACACAAGTAGCACCTAACCGCGGATTTTCCGCTGTCCCTAAAGGCAAGTATCCTGTTTATATTTCTAAATCGGAATTTAAACCTACATCTAATGGATCAGGTAAATTGCTAGAGCTTCATCATACTATCAATGGAGGATCTAATCATGGTCAAGACATTATGATTTCTATCAATTGGGAAAATCCCTCTCAAAAAGCTGTAGAGATTGGCCATGGTCAATTCAGCGCAATCTGCCATGCGGTAGGTGTTTTACACGTTCAGGACACTCAGCAACTTCATAATATCTTGTTTGAGTTGGAAGTGGATGTTACGTCTGATGGTAAATATAACAACTATATCGGAGCTAATCCGATTGCACAACCCGTGCAACAAGCACCTGTTA